TCAAGTAGTGCATTTATAGCTTTCACTTGATTTGGAGTTAATTTGAATTTACTTTCTTTTATATCAAAATACGTCTCATTGCTCTTTAACATCTTTGTGATATCTGGAACAAGTATTAAATAAATGATATTGTCATCATCTAAATACTCATCATCAAAAGTTGTAAAAGCTTCTATTATAGAAAACTGTCCAAATTTTTCAAAAAATGTTATGTAATTTGTAGGGTTAGCTAAGACATAACTTCTTGATGTTTTAGGAGCAATTATTCTGGTAAGATCTACCGGCTCTTGTGATGCCCCTAACTGAGGAGCTATCTCACATTTAACGTTAAAGATATCAGAAAGAGTCACATTGTTACCAAATAGATCAGTACCGTCAGAATCAAAGGCAAATAAAACCTTACTCACATCATCAATATCTACGTTACCTAATGCACCAGATGAATCTAAATACTCAACCTCAATTAATGTACCTGGAGCAGGTGGAATTCCAAAATGGACATTACCAAAAAATAAATCAATTCCAGATATTAAAGAGCTTTTAACTAAATATCCTTTTCCTTGTCTAGGTATATCATAAAGGGAATCATACTTCTTCCATACTTCTCCGTTAACTCTCACAACAACCTCAAAATTTTCTATGTTAGATGTTCCTCGGGATGATATGTTATAGCTTTGTAATAACTGCCCAGTCCCCGTAAATCTTGCAGCATTTTTTACCCCCTCTATAATCGGAACTGTAATTTTACTAGATCCGTCCAGATTAACTCTAATATAATCTTGTGGAAGTTTTATTAGATATTTCTTTGCATTGTTTATACATCGAACCTCGGACCAATTAGGAAGAAGTATAGCTCCACCCTGTATATCTTCGAATTTTTTACCATTCCATGAAATTGTTATTTCACCCTTAGCAGAAATTGACCTTGTTGGATTATGACCAGCTAATGTTGCAAGTCCATAAATTGAAGATTCTCTTGTTGCTTTGTGTATGTTTAATTCTGTTATTGAATCCTCAATAAAGAATAAAATAAATTGTGCTAGGTTATCCAGAACAAATATTATTTGCCCCCATACAGAAGCAACAGTAAATAATTGCTCTGACATAGAATATCTTGCTTGAATTAATTCAAACGTTTGTGATATTAAATCGGATATCTTCGCTTTGTCTTTAGTAAATAAATCCATATTAAAAAATTTTTATACCCAAAATAGGGCTTCCTTTTATTGCAAAATCTATTATACAAGCATCTCTAGTCTCGCCTTTTAAGAAACCAACCTTAAAATCCACTTGATATAAACTTCTAGCTAATGGTACATATGTAGATAGGTGAAGTGCTATACTTCTCTCTAACGTATCTTGGTCAACCTCAAGATCAAATAATAGTGATTCAAGGTCTATACCAAAATAAGGATCCCCTAGAACTTCTCCAGGGGTAGTCATCATACAGTTTTTAATCATACCAATCAGTATCTCAACTTGATCGTCTGTATGCATTACCCCAGATTTATAATTAGGATCATCCGGGTTTCTCGGGTAAATTTCTGAAAATCTTGCCATCTTGTTCTATATATTCAAAGAAAAATGAAAGGACTATTTTATAGTCTTTTCACCTTTAGAATTATAGATCCAAAACTCAAAATTTAATCCTAGATTGAGGCATGCTTGTTTTTTAAGAATATTTCTCGACAAGTTAACTTCATAGGTATATTTAGATTTTATCTCTATTATCTTATTTTCTGATATTATATAAATGTCCGGATAATATTTTTTTCTCTTATTGTTTTCGTAAATATCATAATACCAAATATTTCCGGTATATTTTTCAATCTCTTTATTGGAAACTATGATATCCTCCTCTCTATATCCTCTATCTAAAAGCTCAACTAATCCAAATCCCTCGTATCCTTGGATTTTTTCTATTCTACCTGATGGAAATATAAACAATTTTTTCTTATATGACGTATCCAAAGATTTTTCAAATGAAGGGGTATAGTGCATAACATGTTCCACTCCGTATTTTAATATCATAGTTTCTTTGGATTTCTTTTTAAAATCTTCACTCTGAATATACCAATCTGTTCCATGTTTCCTTCTATTAGTTTCTTTTGATTTATTTTTAACATCTTCTGAACACATAGAAGAATTTCCTCCATATTTTAAATTATTGGTAATCCTCGCTTTTTCTTTTATTTCTGGATTATCTAGAACATGTTCAAATCCATATTTTTCTTTATTGGTTTTTCTTTTCTTGTCTTGTGTCTCTTTTAGTTTAGTTGGATGTCCTCCGTATTTTTTATTAAAGGTTATATTTATTTTTTCTTTAAATTCTTCGGTTTCTGTATAAAAGTCAGCTCCGTATTTTTTTCTGTTATTATCTTTAATTTTTTCTAAAGATCCAGGAACTTCCATTGGATTAGTAGTACCATGATTCCTCAACATAGATTCATTCGTTTTATCTCTATTGTATTTTTTAACACAAGCTTCAGACATACAAGTTGCATAATAATTTACAGGATTTGTAGGCTTTTCCCCGTAACGATCTATAGAAAATTTAGCTTTTTTTGAAAATAATTTTGGTTTACCACAATACGGACATAACTCAATTTCATAAGAATTAAACCAAACATGATAAAATCTCTGCTGAATAGATATTTCTTCTGAATAAACTATATCCAAAAAGGCTGTTAGCTCCCTTAGCTCCTGGATAATTTCTGATTTCTTTTTGATACTACCTATAATAGCACCAAAAGCTTTTCCCTGATAGGATCTCCATGATTCAATTTTCTCTAATATACACATAAAATGATTTTTTATATGTATTATATATCATTAAACCTATTTTTTTTTCAATTCCACTGAAGGAACCAACTAGGGGTGTTCTCATCTTTAATCATCTGAATTATTTCAGCTTTTTCAGTTGTACCTAGGGTTTGAATATTATTGTAATTTATTCTAACACCTCCGGGTAAGTTATACTCAAAAGTACCTAATAATCTACCAATATTTATTTTTGCCTCTGCAAGAACGTATCTAACAAATAATTCATCGTCGTATAGACTTTCTTCAGGAATATCTATATAAGCCCTACAAGCAACATCTTTACCGTCATACATAGTTGTTGAAGATTCTCCCATGGTTGTCTTAGTTCTGTTAGGATCCCTACCATTAATTGTTAATTTCTTAGTGTTCTTGTTGTATGTGAAAGCATATGTTTCTAGAAGGTATGCTTTAGCTAAGTCAAAGAATGAATAAAGAACAGTTCTATAAACTAAGTTATCTCCAGAGAAAGGAGAAAGCATTAATTCAGATCCTAATAATTTAGAATCCCCAAAGTCTTTATCAGGTGTACCTATTAAACCAGATCCACTAACTTCTCTAACATCATACACTGACCTAACACACGAGGGTAATTGTATTTGTCTGGTTGCTCTGAATGAAGGATTAGCAAATAATTCTTTACCTAATACGAATATTTTATCCTCCACTGCATATTGGTAATTATCATAAAAGAAAGCCCTAGCTCTTTTTATTATCCTCTTTATTTCCTGGTCATTTAAATTGTAAGGAAGAGATGCAGTGTGAGCAATCTCGTCTTTAACCTCCTGGATTAGATCTGCTTCAGTCATGGTTATTAATTATATTCTTTGAAATTAGCCCCTGGTATGCCAGAAGGTTTTTTATTATTATCTGAGAATTTTGAATTATCTCTGTCATTTCTATCAGGGAATCTATTTTTCTTTAATCCTCCTTTCATTTTCTTATCGTCTGCTGCTTCACCAACAACTTCAGTTTCTGGCGATATAGTAGAAAGATCCCCTATAACTCCGGATCTTATTATACCTCCAAATACCTCACAATTGATTTCCTTGGATTTATTATCAATATAAGAATCGTGTATAACATTACTGAACATAATATCAGAATGTATAATTTTAGACTTCTTAACCTCGTTATTAGTAATTAAATCGCAATCTTCTAAAGTAGAATTAACAACATCGCAATTGAATAATCTACAATTTAATACGTTACCCGAAACCTCACACTCTAATAGATCATAGTCCTTAAGTAGATAAGCTCTCTGAGTCTTACAATCTTTTAATTGGAATTTACCAAGGTTACTATCATAATTAACAAGGCCCTCTGATATACCATTCTCAATAATTATATCATAGAGAACATCCCTGAAATTATTAAAAAATGTTCTTAGTATCTGATCATCACCTCTTAAATCCACCATTATATTTAAATGAGGGTAATTCTTCTTGAAGGTTTCAGAATCTATGAATGTTGATGAGTTCTTATAAATATCCTTAAGTATCGTTTTTAGCGTCTTTACGTCATTATCGTTGAAGTAATCATTGTTTCTTAAGACGTTGAAAGTATAGATGATTATATTGTCTATAACGCTTCTGATAGGTTTCAGCTTTAATTGATAATCAGTTCCTCCTAAATATCTAACCTCTATATAATTATCCTGTAATTTAAGAAAATTTATACCCATATTCTTCTCTACTGGAACTTCAAAAAGGTTCTTATCTATATAGGAGATATCGGATGGATCTACAAACTTGTTAGTCGGAATAATTCTTTTTATAGACTTAGCATATAATGAGTCTTGTCTCTCTGGGAAATCTATATAAATACTAGGTTCATCAAATCCTAATATAAATTTAAGTATATTAAGATGAGTCATCTTAGGGATTTCGGGATAAATAGATGTATCAAAACTAACACCAAATTGAAATGCACATTTCTTGTCAGTGTATCCATTTTCTCCTATCCATTTAAGGGTTCTTATTAAAATAGGAATAGCTTCAAAATAAGGAAGAGGTCCTGTAATAAATTCAACCATTTTACTACCTCCTGAATAGTCGGGCTCTAATTTAAAGATTTTATCAGTGGGTTTAAAATTGGAATGATATTTACCAAAAACTAATACTTTTTTTCCTAAGACTTTCCCTAAATTCTCAGCAATGTCGTTTCTATTCTGATTACTATAAAATTCAAACTCGAATCCTAATTTAACAGAATAAAAAAAATCGTTATTTAACAAACTACTCATACACTATATATCTAAACAAAAAAAGGGTTCCACTTAAAGTGAAACCCTAAAATTATTTAGTGTACCGATTATTTAGAAACCTCAATCAATTGAACTTTCAAAGAAGAAGAATCGACATTAGAAACCATACAAGTAACTTTTTGACCCACTTCATATGATTCTAATTTCCCTGCTAACTTCTCTTTTTCAATTAGTCCGTTTAGTCCGTTTTCCAATCTAACAAAAACACCAAAGTTTTTTAGTTTAGCAACTTCTCCCCCGTAAGTTTTACCCTCGCTACTACCAGTAGAATCTAAAGAGTTGTCCTTAAGTGATTGAATATTCTTAAGCTTCTCATTAGGTTCCTGTATAGAAAGAGTAACTCTCTGTGGGTTCTTTATGTCAGTAACATAAAAGAAAACATTATCACCTGCTGTTAATTCCTCTAATGAAGATCTATTAGAATCATCAAAAGGAATTATACCAGTGTAGATTTCATCCCATTCAACAAATACACCAGTACCAGAAGCTCCTGTAACAACTCCTTGATATTTCTCAACAAAAGAAAGTTCTTTAACTTTAGAGTCAATAATTTTCTTAAGGTATTTCTTGAACGAAACTACAAATATGTCTCTTTTCTGATCATACACCTCAACCATTACGTGTATTTCCTTACCAACATATTCAGCAAAATTCATTATTCGATTTGCAGCTGCTAATGATCCAGGTAAGAAACATTGAATTCCTGAAAGATCTACCATAAATCCTCCATTACAAACAGAAGTAACTTTTACATTATATGCACAGTCTTCGTTTTTAATAGCATTATGAAGTTCTCTTCTAAGAGCTTTCTCGTATCCAGCGGATAATGATCCATTGAATGTTCCTGCTGCATCCTTAGTAATTACAACATCTAATGTTTGACCCACTTCGGGTTCAAAATAGGGATATCCTAATTTTCTAAATCCTTTCTCCTCTTTTTTAATGTCAATAACAACAGCCTGACCAAATGGGGTTTCTGCTAGAGTAACTCCATTAGTAGTATCTATTTTAGTTATTTTAACCTGAGTTGTTGTATTTGATTTTAAATCTTTCCCATTCTCAAAAAGTGAATTATCCTCTGGAAAAGTTTCATTATAAAGATTTGATAGATTATTCCTTGAGGATTCATCATATTCAAAAAAACTATAATTTTTATTCATGTTTATAGTATTAAAAAATTTTTATTAATAATTCTACCCAAAAAATAGAAAAGATTTCATAAATTCTAATATTTTTTTATATCCTCATAAGCTTTTTTAAACTCTGGCTTAATCTCAGGTATTGGATAATCCAATCCTGTAGATCCAAGGAAATATTTGAAAAGACCAGAAACATCAGCAGCACTTCTTAAAAACTCGTCTAAATAAATAACATAATAAACATTCTTTAGACTCATTCTTCTCCATACAGGATGATCATCCTGTATAATTAAAGGATTTATCAGATTAACAACTTGTCTGCCTATTAGAACAACTATAGGCCAAGGTAACTTATCAAGTATTTTAGCTGCTAATCTAATAGCTTCATTTATTATTTTCTCCCCAAGTGGTGTTTTAGGTACACCTTTAAAATATTGCCAGAAAAGAGAAATAGGTGTTCTAGCAAAATTAGGTACACCCATTCCAATTGATATCTGTTCAACCATATCAGTTGGCCTAGCTTTCTGGATTCCTGCTAAACTTAAAGGAGCTATTATAGGAGGTATTATACCCTTTGGATTGAATGTTGAAGTTATAACGGATCTTGCAATTTTTTGCAAATCTAATGGATCAAGATTTATAAATTTAGGAGACAGAGGGTCATTTAATTCAGGAACTATCTCCTCAAGTTTTCCTTTATCTATTAGATCGTTAGCAGATTCTTTTATATATTTCTTTATATCCTCTCCCTTAATTGTTATCTCTAGTTTACCGCCAAGGCCTTGTATATTACTTAATTGTCCTTGCTTTAGAGGGAAAAATGTAGGAAGTTCCAGTGCAGTAACAGCATTACCAAATCCGCTATTAAGTGATTCTAAACAACAAAGACTACCTTCTGGATGCGGAAAATTAGATATTAGTGGTTCTTCCTTGTCAATAGGTCTTGCTGCTTCGTTAGGTTTTCTTCTAGAAAGCCCCATTTTTTTAGAAACTATTTTCTTAAGATCCTTTACTCTTATAACTAATTGTGCTTCTTCTCCATTATACCTAACATAACTAAGTAATTCCTCTGCTGTGTATTGAACAGAAGCCATACCTGCCATGATTCTTCTGTACATATCCCTTATTTCCCTAATTCTTTTTCTTTTGAATTTAAGGGCTTTTGGTGGATTAACAGTTATTTCTGGAAGTGGAAAGAAAAAATTACCTTGATATTCACAGAAATCTATCTCAGAAAAAACTCCTTTTCTTATCTTCCTTATAACAGAAAGCTTATTACCCCTCATAAGAATGTGGGCTATGACATTAACAGATCCTTTCAGTTGTTTAACAAGATCCTCAAATTCCTCCTTATTCATTAATCTAGGGTCTTTATTCCTTCTAAGAAATATCTGATTGGGATTAGAAACGTTTAGGTTCTCTTCTAAATATTCAGGAGGTGTTATTATTTTTAAAGCATGAAGTACTTCCTTCATATCCTCCTTAAAGTTTATTACAGGTTCGCATTTATAAGGAACATTATTAGCTTTCATATCTCTTAATATTCTTATAGATTTAAGAACCCCAGGAATATCAATTTTTAAATTATCCTTATTCTTTGGAAAATGAATACTCTTAGGAGTAGGAAATGTATTATCAATATATTGAGAAATAACAGATTTTAAAACTTCTCTTCTCTGTTTAGTTACTTCCTCCAATTCATTTTTAAATTGAGACAGATCAGGTTTAGGAATATCATAAAGAGCTGATTTTTTATCATACTCTTTTCTAAGAGATTCTATCTTATCTCTTAATACAGTCTCACTTTGTTGTGCTTGTCTAAGTCCTTCTATATTACTCGGAGGAGGAACAGAATCAACTATCTTACCTAAATGAACTGCAAGGTCCTTCATTATTCTAAAAGGACTATCGATATTATCTTTTCCAAAATTTGGTAAATCTATAAGCTTATCAGGAATACCAAAACTCAAAGCCTGTTTGAATTTTTCTAATGGATCTTTTATTTTCGGATCTAATTTTCTAGGTATAAATCTAGGACCTCTTAATCCAGTAATAAACAGTGAATGCCCAAGGATAAATTCTTTTATATAAACTAATGGGGTAGGCATAAATCCTCCTATGAAAGGAATGAAAATAACAAGAACCCCTAAATTAAACGGAAGTGGAATAACTATAGGAGGAATTATTGTAAATATCATAGGTAAAGGAATCCTAATATAAGGCTGGCCGTCAACTGGATTCGGAATAGGAATAGGAATAAAAGCTGGCGGAATATACCCAACTGGCCAATATTTTAGTCCTAACCTTACTGAAGGACCACCAGTTAAGAACTTCTTCGGATCTTCAATAGGAGGTAATCCATTAGGATAAGGTAAAAGACCAACTATTGTGAGATGTTTAGCAAATTGTTTCCACCAACATTTTTGGTATATTGTAGGGCAATCTCCGCTAGGAGGAGAAGAAACTAGATAAGGTGCTTTTCCTTTAAAATCAGATCCTGCAGGCCCACAGCAAGGAGGTGGACATTTCTCTGAGTCATCATCATCAGTTCCTAAATTCATATCCAATGAATCACCAGGAGAAAGATTATCGCCAACAGATTCTTGTTGTGCACATTTAATTTTAGAAAATTTCTTCTTCAAGTTATCAGGAGACAGTTTCTTATTAAACTCTTCACTCTTCTGATTAACCAGAAGTATTATATCCTGTATCTGATCTACTCTTTTTTTCAGGTCATAATATGCTTGATATATCTTAGCACCTATTTTAGGTTCATCAGGAAGTACTTCGAATAAAGCCTTAGCTGCTGATCTTGCAGATTTTTTAACATCCCTTATTTTAGGGTTAATGTATCTCTCTTTATTTTCATTATATCTAGCATCCCATTTTTTCTTATAATTACTAAAAAAATCCTTGAACGCTTCATTAGGTTCTCCGTCACCATTAAAACTAGAAGGCCTAGATTTTGAAGGATCTCTAGCATTGTTATCACCTCTTTCACTAGCACTAAAGAAAAGCCAAGGTGAAGCAGAAATTTCAATTAATCTTCCATAGAGTACTCCATGATCGTCAACCATTTTATTAATGATTGCATTTTTTGATTTGTCTGTATCTATTATATCAGACACAAAGTTGTAAAAATCAGTGACATCTTCTTGACCTGTTTTAAGATTTTTTATTTTAAGAACTTTGCAGGTATTTAAATAGTCTACTGGAAATTCTTTTAGTATACCTTCTTTCTTATCATATTCATTACCTAGTCTTACTAGTGGTGTATCTATTTCTAAAACCTTCTCCATCTGACCGGAGTTTCCGAAAAGACTAAATTTACCAGGCTTCTCCGTTAATTTTTTAGGCATAGGAGATCCTAGATCAGTCATAAATGTTAATTCAAACTTTAACATACTTTCAAATCCGTCAAAGTATACATCACTAAATCTAGCTGAGAATTCTTTTAATTCCTCTTTGTAAATATGTCCGGGAGCACCTAATTTAGTTCCAGGAACACCTGCAAATACAGCTTCGTTAAGAACTAATTGTGCAGCTTGCTCGACAATAGACGATTTTAATTCAAATAAGGAAGGTATATTACTAAGACTAATAGTTTTCCCTAGACTTGTTGATAATGTATTTATGTAAGCATCCCTCTGATCCTCATCAGATTTTTTTAAAGTCTTAAGGGAATTTATAAGATCTCTCTTTTTGAATATAACACTAAGTGTATCATAATACTCTTGGAATTTAGAAATACCAAGATTCACGTCATAGCTACCAGATATTCCATCATAAACTATTGGTGATTTTCCTTGATCTATTAAAGAATTAAAAACTTTTCTTAATTCATCCTCCTCTAAATCTAAATTTTCAGTGGAAATTAAAAAAACATTTTTATTGAATATCTTAACCTCTTCTAAAAATGCAGAAATGTAATAATCATAATCCTGAGATTCGAATAATATCTGTCTATCTGTTTCTTTAACTTTGTCATCAAAACTTAAAGCAAGAAGAGCTGTACCTAAGTCTTTATCAGGTCCTGATTTTTTTTCTTTTGAATTTTCTTCCCAAAGTTGTTTTAGCTTTGATTGATATTCAAATATTAAGTCGTAATGGTAATATATTTCCTCTAAATAATTACTAACAACCTGCCATCTTGCTAAATTCTTAACATCAAATTCTATCGACGAAGATGCTTTCATAGCTTCATCTATACAAGATTCTATCTGTGCAGGATCAAATTTATCAACATCTGGATCTACATCTAAAGGATCTGCTTCTCGTGGTTGACTAGCTGCACGATCCTTTGCCGGAGTTGGATCACAGAACTGATCCTGGTCTATTATTTGTTTGATAGCATCCTCCGTTAATATGACATCACCCGTGATTGGATCCTCAGTTAAAACAGGATCACAATCAGCATTTAATAAAGGATCTTGTCCTCCGGGAAAGAATTGAGAATCGTATTCCTCATATGCTTTATAATTAGTGATCTGATCTTTCATTCTCTCACCATCATCATATGCTTTACTGTCCCTTCCTAAATTTCGGTCAAGTAAATTAGCATCAGTTTCAGAATTTAAATCATTATCCCTATCGTCATCGAATACTCCACCCGCTAGATCTTTAAAATCGCACCCCTTAGAATTGGAGTACATATCATCTAGAATTTTCTTAATCCTTTTCTTAGCTTCTTTCTTTCCGTCCTTTTCAAAATCACTTTTGATTTTATAATAAACAGGAGTATTATCAGGTTTAGAAATGATACATTCAAATTTTAAATCAAATCCTAGTACTTTACAAGTCCTTTCTTTTCTAGTTCCAATATTACTTGGTTTACTTAAAAATAAAGGATCCATAGCATCAAATATTGATTCATTAATACTAGATTTAAATCCAGGATTTTTTTTCTCTAGTATCGAATTTACAAGATCAGATTTTATTTTACCTTCATCATCTCTTAAAGAATCTAAATCTACACCTTGTAAAAGAGATGGGTCTGTCTGATTAGCACATTCTATTAGAATATTAGAGTATAAATCATCTCCGCTAAAATCACAAGAAAGCTGATCTATCTTCTCCTCTGAAATTGGAAGGGGTACTGGTTTTAAACTATCAACCATTGCTTTTACGGAAGATTTAGCTTTCTCTAACTCAAAATTAAATCCCCCGTCAGATTGAAGATTCTGGTAGTTTTTTTCAAGATCTTCTATTGTTTGCCCACCAGTAATAATACCAACTAATTTATCAGCTGATATATTTTCTAGATCCTCAGACAGGATCTTATCTATTATATTTTCAATATTACTCATATTAAGCTTCTAAATCATCAGGGAAATTCTCTCTCGTAACTCTAACAGTAGAACTGGTTGCTAATTGTTCAAAGCTAGAAGCTAAAGAAGAATTAACCCCAGGTGTAGCTGGCCATTTTGAATCAACTGCAATAGAAAGTTTTTTTAAAAAATCCCAAAGTGGCTCTGCACAAACAGCAGAAAATAAAGGAGAGTGACCCAAATTAGTAACTTTACCATCACACCAAACTTCTTCAGATGTGTGTTTTATCCTACTAACTGCAACATTCTCTATTTCTTGGTCTGCGTATTTTGTTATCTTCCCTCCTTTTAATTCCATGGATGCTGTATCATCAGCATGTGTTATAAGTATTGAATTATCATTTCTAATTATAATCTTAGAATCTTTAAGATCTATAACAAGTCCTTTCTCCACAGTATAGAACATTTTTAGTCTCTCGATACCATCATATATTAATGAATGTGCTCCGTCGTAGCTTCTTTTTATTTCTGTTACTAAATCAGGAGATAGTTCCTGTACTGCTTTATATTCTGGCGAATAATAATTTCCGTTATTGAATTGAACATGTACAACTGATCCTAATTTAGGTATGGAAATTCTACCAGATCCTCCATTTAAACCATAGCTCATTTCAAATCTTTGATGAGCCCAAGGAAGGTCCTCGTCTGGCATATCCTCGAACATACCAAAAACTTTAATCTTAGCTCTCCCTCTAAATTCAGGATCCTTATTATCTACAACTACACCTAAAAAGTGTTGTGATTCAGAATTGGACTTTTCTAATTTATTCCTATTTACTTGACTCATCAGGTTTATTAATTATACTATTTTAAAACAACTAGTTTCTTAAATACCAGGATATCTTCTACCAGGTACGCCAAGATCCGAACCAGGAACATTTGGATATTCATCACCTCCTTGAGTTATATTAGGATAAGCTCTTTTAGGAAGACCTAGATCCGTTCCAGGAGATTCTTTATAAACATCACCATCTGGTAAAGGATAAGCTCTCTTAGGTAAACCTAAGTCTTCTCCAGGTACCCCTTTATATTGATCTGCCCCAGATCCATTATTAGGATAAACTCTAGTAGGTAATCCTAGGTCTTCTCCTGGTACATTTTTATAAGCATCCCCACTAGTAGGTTGATATATTCTTCTAGGTACACCAAGATCCTTTCCAGGAACATCTGGATACTCATCAGCAGATATACCAGGATAATTTCTTTGAGGAAGTCCTAAATCAGACCCTGGGGTATTTGCATATTGGTCTCCAATTGTATTAACAATAGGTGGATTCTGGTTAGGTGGGTACTGTTTATCATTTACGTCAGGATATAAAATAGTCTCATCCTTATAAACATCCTCTTTTACAGAAGGATAATCTCTTTGAGGTAATCCAAGATCCTTACCAGGAACTTCTTTATATTCATCACCCTTAACTCCTTCATATACTATAGGATCATCCTTGTAAACATCGCTTAGAGTTTCAGGAGTTACTGGGGGAATAGTATAAAGACTGTCCTTAACTCCTGGATAAGTAATTGATTCATCCTTATAAGTGTCCTCGCTAATAGAAGGATAAACTCTCTTAGGAACTCCAAGATCTTTCCCAGGTACATCTGAATATTGATCCTCTTTAATACTCTCGTAAGCTCTATCAGGAAGACCTAAATCTGTCCCTGGGACATTAAGGTATGCATCCTCCTTTAATGTATTATTAGTTGGCGCGCTTCCAGGATTAACATTACCCAAACTTCCTTGTGCTCCTCCATTCGCACCGTCCGGATAAACATCTTCTTTAACAATTGGATATTGTCTTTCACCCGGACCTCCTAGTCCTTTAGACTGAGGATCGTTTTTAGCAAATGGATTAGGAATACCCGCTTTAGCTTGGTTAACTATACTCTGTACGCTGCTTAGAGCGTTTCTAGGATCTATACCACCAAGACCGTAAATATTACCCAATAATTTACCTTGCAATTTAGACACACCTAGATCTTTAAGTCCCCCAAGACTATTAGTTATAAATTTAGAAGCTAGATCTGCCGCATATTGTCCAGGATTAGCTTTATCACTAAATGTTAATGTACTTATACCAGCATTCCCACTGTAATCCATTTCATTATATCCGCTAGCTCCTGGATGCCATGTATCATTTATTACCATGCTCTCAACTCCATCATTCTTAGCTATTAGATCAGCTAATTGATTAAACTGTATCTTGTGTTCTTTAACTCTTCCTACATGGATAGAGAATTTAGTAGAAACTGCAGTAGGATTACCTTTATTGTCTATGCTAGAACCAAAAGGATAGGTTTCGTCAAAATCAAATTCACAATTATCAAATTGATAAACCCAAGCATATGGCATCATATCATAACTTCCAAATTTTGCAGATCCTGGTCTATCTTCAGGATCATCGGATTCAAACATTTCTTTAAATAATCCAGTCTGGCTGCTAAAATTCTCTAAAAAATTAGCACCCTGTGCTACCGATGGTATACTAAAAGGATTTAATAGATCGTTCACCCCACCTTGGCTTAACTGTATATTTCTGATCTCAGTCACAACCATCCACATTCTAAATTTTCTTAAATTCTCAGGAAGCATTACCCTATGATTAGTATAATCGTAAATTGCTTTTCTGTATAATTCAGCTAAAGCAGATATTCTCATGTCTATACTTTCTAAGCAATCAACAGTTAATGTTCCTGCTCTTTTTAAAGATGCTGCAGCTTTATGATAATTATGGATTGGTGTTTTTAATAAAGTTTCTAATCCAGTAACACTCTGAAAATAATAAGGGCAATGTTTATTAATGAAGTCTAGTCCATTTCTAAACCCCCTAATCATATCTTTTCTTTGTTTTGATCTAACACCTAAAAAATCTTGTGCACCCATATAAGAGATAGAGTGCATTGGATAGGCTCCAGCGCCTATTAGTCCAGGAACTCTGAATTTAGCACCGTAGAAAAAATCTATATCCTTACTGAATCCACCTTTACCTCTTATCTTATCCATTTCGTAATCATCTAATTTATCACCTCTAGACGTTTCTTTATTACTTAGGTCTTTTATATAATTAGATAATTCCTCATCATTTTGAAATTCATCAGAATTTCTAAATAGAGGTGAAGGGGCTAAAAAAGTTTCAGGATCTATCTCTGATCCTATAGCAAAATCAAAAATAAATTTAAAAGACAAGTAAGTCGGATCTTCCTTCTTAGCATGTCTATGAGAGGATATTCCTTTTATGAAATTATTTCTCTGAGCATCTATTTTTCTACTTAAGAACTTCTTAGGATCTGGAGTAAGATTATTTTTAAGACCACTCCCGAGATTAGATAAAAAATCTGCCATTTTAATTATATAATTTAATAATCATAAAGACCATACATTATATACCTCATTTTAAAATAACATTAAAAAGATTCTATTCTTCTTGCCCGTTATTACTTGGTTGGTTATTAGCAGAGAGCGAATTAAAATCACTGCTGTCATTCTTACCCCAAGAGGTCTGTTGCTCAGAAGCAATTCCTGGGTTCATGCTCCATTCTTTTTTACCAAGAATCATACTCTGATACATCCCATCCTTTGCTGTATATTCTATATTAAATCCTAATACAACATAATCACCAGAAAGGAAAGCATTTATAATTCTTTTATCTCCATCGTTTGAATTAGTCTTGCTCGTTTGGACCTTTATATCATCTCTTGTATCACCTGGAGCACTAACACCTGATATTTGTTCTATAACAACTGGAAAGTTTTGTCCTCTATATAAGAAAGGTGTCCATTTAGAATTTTTAACTTTTAAAATTATCTTGTAATTATCATTCTTATTCAAAATATTTTGTATCTGAGCCTGGTGGTAATTTTCGTGAACATTTTCAAAATATACAGTACCTAAATAAGTTTTTTTAACCTCCTCTTTATAAATATTTTCACCTATTCTTCCTTTGTATATAACGCTTCTTTTTCCTAGATCCTTATTAGTGACACTTTCTATATCATATTGGACAAACTTATTTTTTGGCTTATCCGAAACTAATTTGTCATCATAAAATTGCAATTTTTGAAAATATCCAAGATCATTGCTTATCTTACCCGCATTATTCTCAATTCCAAAGGATCTGATATAAAGTGGAGAGCTAGCAAATCTAGTAGAGTTTGTAATAACTAATGGAAATTCAATTTCTTTTGATTCAACGCCTCCTTGAAAATCTGGCGTTTCGTTAACACCATAAGGAATTCTCATGGTTTCAATTTTATTATTAGTGTTATCAAATTGCTTTTTTAAATTAACAAAATTAAGATTATAATATTGATCAATCCAGCAATCGAAATAATCCTCTTCACCTGTCCAAGAAGCTCTAGTAACATCCCTTATAAATGAATCATAATCTAAATTTGCGCACATCCAATTCATCTCATCATTAGTCCTTGTAACGTTTGAAGCAAATCCTAATGATAATTCTTCAGCAACTTTTTTTAATGTATCATAACTACTTCCTTTAAACAGCTTTGAGATGTGTTTATAAATCTTAGGAATTTTAATCTCCCCAAATACAGTATAGGTTTGATGCTTTCCTGTTTGTTTATCTTTTCCTTTATCGTCACCAAATGTACTAGATGATTTAGAGAAAGGAGAGATAACTTGGGTTATAATAAAATCCATTCTTATTGGTTTAAAAAGCTCACCCAATGCTCTTATGTAAACAGAAATTACATCTCCATCCTTAGGATATGAAGTAAATATAAATCTTTCATCGTTTGTAGTAAATCTGAAAACCACACTAGGCTTAAAATCAGTAAGATCCAAAGAGAAATAATTTAACCCCTTTATAATATTGTTATTTATTTTTATTAGTGGTTCATAATAACCAAAATACTTCTTTTGTATATTACCTGCTTTTTCGTCGTTGATTTTAGGATCTCCCTCATCCCTATTCATATTAACCATTGATAGCTCATCTAAAACTATAGTAGGAGCTAAATATTGTAATATAGCTTTATTTAAATTTATTTCTGCCATTTTTTATCTATTAAAAATGTTTCTTTGTGCCAGCTTAGATTTCACATCAGTTACTGATATATTTTTAGTTCCCTTAGTTCTACATTGTCCGATATCTGGACCAAATATTAATTTACCAGATTCAACAGCTATTTGCTGTTGTCCATCTGCTAATATATTAGGAGGTAATGGTGTTTGTCCAGCTGCTGCAGCAGAATTAGATATATTTTTAGCATTCAAATATTCTAATCTACCATCACTAACTTTAGATATTTTGTCTTGTAATTCTTTCCTAAACGATCTTGATTTTTCCTTCTCACTCACTGCTGATTTTTCACCATCCTTGAATAGACCAGATATCATGTTATTACCAGGAACAAATAAAACCTCCCCAGCCTTTACACTGATAGGGTTCGATATATTATTAAGTTTTAATAAGGATCCCAATTTACCAGGATCCCCCATAAATATCAAGGAAACAAGATCTGGTCTCATTTGAGTCTCTTCAGTAACCACAGCAACTCCTTTTAATTCATAATTAATATTCTTAGTGTTCCATGATGGAGATAATAAATCCAAATACGTTCTTCCAGTATAAGGATTATCAAATAATGGTTTAGATTCTATTATATCAATTGCTAGCATGTCAGATCTTTATTATTTATTTTAATTAGTTCAATGTTGATGAGTTTTTAGCAATTACCGATTGTATATCCGTATAATTAAGATTATCATTTGGATCCATACCTGAGGTATTAACAAACGCTCCTCTAGATTCTGTAGATTCGTATAATTGACCTAGATAAAGTCTTCCGTTACCTCTGTTAAACATAGATTCCCAATCACCCCTATGTCTCTGTCTTCCTGGCTGAAGAGTGAAGGAAGCTTTCATTTCAGTAGGAAAATCATCGGGTCCTAACTCTTCATTTAGAGATATCTTGACATTTGTACAAACTAGGTTACCTATCATAGCTATAGGATTTAAAGGGTTTCCTAAAACTATATGCCATTCACCTGTTGGATATCCACTTAACATAATAGGTTGAAAATATATTTGCTTAAGCATCTGATCTGTTAATAAACTTGTAACACTCTGATAAAATTTACTATTAGGATCTATTTTATTCTTATCAGGATTAGAAACGAATTTTTTAGCCTCGTTTACTATGTCATCATAATCCTTTTTGAAAATTTCTTCTGCAGATTTTATCGAGTTAACAGTCTCTGAAGATAAAAGCTTAGACATTTGATCCCTCACATACTGTATAGGATTAGTTATAGCTAATGCATATCCCTTAGCACCTCCAGGGAAACCTAAACCAACATTAGTCTGTTCGTGTCTTATCTCAGGAGAAAGGAATTGTCCATAATCTGCACCTAGAGAAAGTAAATTGGTCAATAGATCAAGAAAAAGAAGCTTTGTGTTAATCTGGCCAACAGATGTTAATTTATATTCAAATGTTAAATTTATAGGATCAGTACCGCCGTTAAAGCCCTGTTTTCTTATCATCATTGTGCTAACAGTGTTAACATTAACGAATATTTTTTTAGATAAAGGACCATCGGAACTAGTAGCTTGGTCTAGGAATACTCTCTTTAAAGCATTAATATTCTTAGTTGGATCTAATATTGTACCTATTAAATTACTAGCTTGTTCTGCGCTATCAGCACTAAATTGTGCCTTACCAGTAGAAAGATATGCCTTAACCAAATCACCAAATGGTGAATTTATAAGACCAGGGTCACCACTTTTTTCGTTTTTCATTTGATCCTGAGGTTCCGAAGCAAATACTAATCCAGTATTTATTCCTAATATGCCATCAATAGAATTACCTGTACCCTCTCCAAAATATGTTACTGCTTGTGCAACTGGTAGGGTTGCGTTACTTGAAGCAGTTCTATCCTCCATTTGTGCTCTCTCGCTAACTAAGCTGATTTTTTCTCCCTTAACCTGTCCAGTCTTAGGATCTATTGTAACATGAGATCCCCCACTATTAAGAATTCTTAAGGAATCTAATGTGGGTCCAGGAAATCTTCTAAGAGTAACCATTCTATTATTAGGAATAACACCATAGTGTTTACAGAATATAAAATCCTTAACATTATAGATTTGTCCTCTATATGGACTAGAAGGATCTAAGAAAGCAGGTATTCCACTACCATTTTTTCTACTAGTAGCATTTATAATAGCTCTAGCTGTTGGATTTCTGGATTCTCTTGGTGCTATCTGCTCAACTCCGCTTGTAGTTTCAGATAAAGCATAAGAAACATTTTTACCTGGTCCTCCCTTACCTAAGACATAATAAGAAAATAGACCACTATAGACTCCAGCAGAAGTCGCAGCATCATAGAATAAACTTTTAGGTAGAGCTGCAAGTTCACTTTTCTCGTAGGTAGCAAATGTTTTATCAGCATCGCTTTTGTAAAGAGCCTGATATCTCTGTACATTAGGATCAACGCTATTATCGAGCTTTGCGCTAAATTCGTCAGTAGACTGAGCCATTTCTAATCATTTATTTATATTATATACCTTTATTTTATTACTCGAATAAAATAACATGAAAATCTTCTACTTCTAAACTTTCTTTAATCTTTTCTTCAAGAAGAGAAATAAAACCCTCATTTATATTATTATAAACTATGACAGGAATCGAGCCAGATTCTATTTTGTTTTTATTGGATTGAAATTTTTTGATAAGCCATTCTTCGAAAATATATTGTCTTATCTCATTCATGCATTCAGGAGTAAGGTTGTTAGATTTAAACCAAAGATTCACGTCAATAGGAACAATCTCGGATTCTTTTTCTTTGACCAACTTTAGCCTATCGGATTTCTCTATTAATAAAAATCTAACCACCCTAATTATTTATTTGAATTTCTCTGTCTAGTGAGATTCTGCAACTTAATTAGTTTACTCATCTCCTTAGTTCTTTTAGCTTGTTCCTTCTTTTGCTCAGAAGAATTATCTTTAAAAAGACCTAAGTCTTTAGCCATTTTTCTTCTAGTTTTCCTGTTCGGGACCATTTTCTTCGATTTCTTTTACTTCAACAAATTCTTGAGTCTCTTCAGTGTCCTCAACGTCTTCTAATAATTCGTCAATCATCTCATCAACAACATCTTCTTGTGATTCTGGCATATTGCTTAGATTCTTAAGATATTCGCGTAATTGTTTAGCTTGTGGACTTTTATTCCCAAGTAATCCAAATCTCTTGTACATTTGTCTTCTTTGTCTTCTAGATTCACTCATCGTTTTTGGTTTTTAGCATTATATTTTTAAATGTTTTTATGAAAAGAGCAGAAATTAATGAATCGTCAATATTTAGTGCATCATCAACGCTAACTAAATTAAATTTAGAATCCTTCTCTTCATCTGATCCATCGGTTTTTTTATCCTCTGCAGCTAATCCAGTTATATTAACAGCAAAACAAGGATTAGGATTTGTCACTAATTTAGATGTAAATATTGTACCTAAAAAATTCCATCTCTTAATATCAGTAACTTTAAATCCGGATTCTTCTTCCATTTCTCTAATTGCTGTCTGTAAGACATTAGAATCTTTATCATCTTGTGATCCTGTTATAAGAGTATTAGAAATTCCACCAGGTCTATGATTGGATATCTCATCTAGTATTCCTATTTTATCAGGATTACCCTCATTGTCTAAAGTATAAGGCATGATAATAACACCAGGCTCAATTTGCCTGATGTATAAATTATTATCAACCTTAATACATTCAGTATTATTGATCTTCTGTAGTGATGTTACCTCCTTTTTTGATTCCATTGGACTTGTATATTTCTCTTATATTTATCCTTAAACTTTCTTTAATTATTTCTAAGTCCAAATCTTTAACAACAAATTCAATAATCTCATCATCAGCATCCTCGAAAGAAGATGTTAAAACCTGGTAAAGGTTTTTTGTAGGTAGGTTCAATTTTAATTTTATCCCAACTTCTACCCAGTTAGGTTTTTGTTTCTCTAAAAGTGAAACGATAGGATTACTTTCAATCTTTATAGACTTACTTTCAGGTAGCATTACGTTCTTAACTGGTGCATTACTAGTTTCTGGAAATCCTCTCTCAGAAATTATTTTTGCAACCTGTGTGTCTCCTAATTGAATAGGATCTAAAGAGATCATATATTCATCCATTAGGTTATAATTTATTCTACTACCATCTTTAAAATTGACCCAAATTATTCCGGTAGTAGGATCTTTAAAAACACTTTCGTACTCACAGACCTGTCCGTCTCTATCGCCTTTGGTCCATTTATAAGAAAATATCTTCAATTCATTATCAAGATATTCTATATCTACCTCATGTTGATTTTCCATTTCATTTTTTTTATTTAGGATCTTTCTGAGAAATTTTAGCATCTTCTTTCTCCTTTATTAATGTGTATCCATCACTCTCTAGAGACCTTATCCAATCTGGTAAATCCTTTTCAATTACCCAGGAATTATCAAATTTTGTGTTTCCGTCTACGCTATTAAAGATTATAATGTTATCCATTATAGGATCTTTATGTCTATAAATTTCAACATGTCCTCTACCATTTCCTTTTTTGTAGATTAATTTTTGTTTTTTACCTATTTCCATGACGTTTTTTTTTCTAAATATAATAAATTATCTTTAGAAAAATCTATTTTTATTTTTTAATCCCGTAAAAATAAAGGTCTTGTGGAAATACCTCTCTAGAAATAAATTCGAATTCGGAGAACATATTCTCAATATCCATAACTTCTCTTATGTCACTCTCAGTTAAATTCTTGTAGTAATCTCCAACAAAAGGTGCATCAGAAGGTGATGTTCTAGTTGTACCATGTTCTGCTCTTCCTGTAGTAGCACAAGTGAAAAGGAAAACACCTCCAACAGCTAAATGGTCATACATATTCTTTAGAGTTAAAGGGTAAAACTCATCATGCTCAAAACATTCTGTTGAAACCACAACATCAAAAACTTCATCGCTTTTAAATTCGTGTCCTCTACATATAACATCAACGTTTTTACCTGGACCTAAATCTACACCAATGTATGAATAATCACCACTAAATAGGAATCTGTTACTTCCGTTAATGTCCAAAGATCCAACATCTAAAACACTAACATTATCAAATTTTTCAGGAAATTTATTTCTGACGTAATTGCAAAAATCTGCTTGCTCTTGGTGTGCCATATTATTTATTTTTTATTTGTTACGTAACTTGATTTAAACCCTTCCATAGATTGTCTCTTTAAAATAAGCTGTTCTATTTCAGGATCGTTTTTCTGATCCTCTCTTGGCGCATATTTAACCTTCATTCTAGGATCTGCAGAATCGTGTCTATCTGTTAAATAGTAAACTGCTAAACTATTTCTATTAATACCCTCCGGTGATTTTATTTCTTTTGATATTCCGTGCCAAGAGTCCTGTGTAGTATCGAATAGAATAGCTCTATTAAATAAGCAATCTATGTCCTCAATTAATCTTTCTGGTTTACCGAATTCGTCAGTATTCCATAATCCTAAATTACCGCCATATTCAGGTTTCCATAATGGATTAACATAAAGTATCAGATTAAGTTTTCTCTGGAGACCCAATTTAGGGTGTATTGAATAATCAAGATGAGGATTTAATCTACCTCCATTTTTATGTGTGTGTAGACCTCCTCCATGTAATCCAATATCGGGGTAGAGTTTACACCCAACTATTTTTTCCAGTACGGAAGTAAATTCTGGGGATAGCACTTTCATAAAATATGAATAAGTAGCATCTGAAAAATTATTCCAGTTATTACTAGCTTTTTTAATCTCCAATGGATTATCATAAGAATACCAAAAATCTTCATCAAACGAAGGAAATTCGTCTGCTATTTTTTCAGCGGTATTCAGATCCAAAAAATTATCAATCACTAAATGATTGAAAGGTCTAGAATCTAAGAATTTATTTCTTAGTTCTTTTTCAGAAAGACTTTCTATTTTTGTTTTAAATTCCATTTACTTTCAAATTTTTCTGCCTGTAAAACCGTTGTATTTCTTTGATATTCATTATCGAATATCTCATGTGTTTTTCCTAGAATCTTATCGTGATGGTTGACAACAGAATCAGTTACTAAAGAATGTGTAATTCCTTTAGTCTGTAAAGTCATACCATAATCATTATCACAATACCAATGGGTAAATTGCTCGTCAAGATCTCCGATTAATTCATAAATGCTTCTTTTCTGAAATATACACCATCCAGCTAATTCTCCTCTAACTCTATACCCATTAAACACCAAACCAGATACATTCTGATTACTTCCTTGTGTTTGCGGGCACCATGGACTAGCAGACATAATAGAAGGTTTGCTTTCCATAGCCTCTATTATTTTATCTGCCCAACCTTTTTCATATGTTAAATCATTATTACACAAAACAACATATTCTGAATGTCCTGCCTTTCTACCAATATTCAAATATTTGTGGTATCCGAAACTTGTGTCTTCAGGATAAATAGTTGTTGTTGAATGCATCCATTTAATTTGATTATATTCATCATAATTAACATCCCTATTAGATTCAACAATATAGGCATGAAATGCTATATCATTAGAAGAATCAAAAAGAGTATCTAAACCATTCTTTGTGATTGATCTTAATTCCTCGTCCTTAGCCCAAGATATTATTACGACATCTACATTTTTCATATTCCGTATATTTTTCTGGAGGTTTCTAGTATTTTTTCTAATTTACTTAATTCTAACATATTCTCAGGGTCAGATGGAGATTCTTCCGGATTAGGATGAACTTCTATAAAAAGTCCGTCAGTATTCATAACTGAAGCAAATTTAACCATGTCTTCAATATAATCTGAATTACCTTCCGTTTTTCCATAAATCCCATTTGGCTTTTGTAAGCTGTGGGTACAGTCCATAATAACTTTAGACTCCGGACATGATTTCTTTAATCTTGACAAAGATGTGACATCAACTACCAAATCGTTATACCCGAATGTATTTCCCCTTTCACATATCATCATTTCCTTACCTCCGGATCTGTAAAATTTCTTCTCTATAAAAGAACAAGATTCAGGGGAAAGGAATTGTCCTTTCTTTACAATAGTAGGTAGTCCGCTTTTTGCACAAGCATAAATAAGATCCGTTTGTCTGCATAAAAAAGCAGGGATCTGTAGATAATCGACAAATCCCTTCAAATATTCAACTTGTGAAGTTTCATGAACATCAGTTATAATTGGAATATCTACTCTTTCTCTTAATTTAGAGAATATTGATATTGCCATTCTCATTCCGACTCCTCTATAAGATTCATCAGAAGTTCTGTTTGCTTTATCAAAGCTTGCTTTAAAAATAGGAAGAAACCCGTATTTTTCTCCGGCTTCTTTCACTCTCTCTGCAATAGAGACGCACTCTTGTAAAGATGTAGCAACACATGGTCCTGCTATTAATATTTTACGATCTTGATTTTTCTCCGAGATATCCTGCATGATGCAATTTACTATATTCTAGTTTTGTTAAATTATAATGTTTCATAAGACCAACCACAATAAGATCTGATATCACAGACATACAAGTGGTTGAGGTTGTAGGGGTTAGCCCCAAAGGACATATTTCTTCAGTAGGCCCAAATTCTATATAATCAGCACATTTAAGTTGAATAGTCTCATTTGTCTTACCTACTATAGCATAGATATAATTATTATGACCCAAATTATGGATCAAATCAATTAGTTCTAATATCTCTCTGGTCTTACCAGAATTACTAAAAATTATGATGATGTCATTTTCCCTAACCATTCCAAGATCTCCATGTTGTGCTTCAGCAGGATGTAAAAAATAAGAGGGTATTCCAGTGGAACATAAAGTAGTAGAAAACATATTAGCTATCTGTCCGGCTTTACCCATTCCAGAAGTTATTATATTTCCTCCATTTCTGTAATTTATAATCTGAGACACCATGTCCCTAACTGAATTAGTTGGTATTCTTTTTAATCCCTCAATTTCTTTCTCTAGTAGTTCTTTATAATTCATATCTACATTTTAAGATTATAGTTAAAAAATTTAAATTATTTCCCATCCTGGACAATATAAATCAGCAACATTATCTTTGTCTCTGGACAATTCTCCAAACCATACAGAAGGAGCTATCACTTTCTTACTAGGATTTCTGTTTAACCATGCTCCCCACCAAGAAAAACTAGAATTAGCAATTATATTATTTTTACATTTAGTCATTAAATACAGATCCTTTATATCTTGATTTCCTTCGATATAAACATATCCACTATCTAATCCAAAATTATCTTTGCACCATTGTATATCGTCGGAGAAAAAATAGAATTTTTTAACACCTTTGGCTCTCATAGAATCTATAGCTTTCGTATAATATTCCATTCCCATTAATGGATGATACCCAACAAGATTTACATAATCTCCCCTCCTGATATGAATTGAGCATGTTTCTGTATCTGGATCTACAGATCCATCGTCTAACGAATCAATAAATTCAAAATATTTTAATATATCCTCCACGCAATGTGAAAAATATTTATCGCTCTGGAAGTATCCAATAAGATCCATATTTCCCAAAAAAGGTATAGGAGAATAACAGAATCCCTTCTCATTATATTTTATAAATCCACTAGAATCTATACCAGAGTCATCTATAGGGGTTTTGAAATATTTTGAGTATTCCCATTTATTAAACTTTGCATTAGTGTTATTAATTTTAGATAACCCTAATACTGCAGCTATTTGAAACAGCTGATTTCCTAATCTACCAAAAGATCCTAATTTAGAAAAAGTTATCATGATTCTATTATTGATTTCCACTGTTTAAGACATTTATCCTTATGTTTTTTACTATACTCAATTAGATTATTTCTAGTGTTATTTATAAGTAAAGAATCATCAGTAAGTGATTTTAATTCTTCAAAAGAATCAAAATAAACAAAAAGATCCTTGTGTTCTGGTAAATACCATTCAGATGATTCTATAAAATCTCTGTCTAAAGGAGGGCTCCAAAAAAAGTTATTCCTATACGAAAGTTCTAGTAAAAATCTTTTCGATGGAATAAAATAAACGTTTCCGATATTCCAATTTTCAAATATTGCTAAATTTGACCATGCATAAGGGATATGTATTATACCCTTAATTCCTATTAAATCAGAAGGACCTTTATATTCACCAGAAAAACATTTTATCCCCAGTGATTCACACTTTCCTTTAAGATCCATGAAGATATTATCGTTATGATATCTGGTAATAAGGAATGTTTCGGATTTCTTATTTCCGTCAGGAAAATATTCATCAAGGGTATTTAAATCAAATAAACTAAGGGGTCTAAAAACTTCATCGCTCCATATAACACCTCTGTATTTCTTAGCATATTCATGCTCAAATTTAGTATAGGATCTTACAAATGTGTTTGGTCTTTCTATTGAACTTTTGAAAATATCGTAATAAGAAGGATCAGGAAAATTAACATTATTAGTTGCAGAGTCACTATAATCAAATCTATTACAAACCCATATTATTAGTCTCTTAGTAAATTCATCTCTAAGAAATATACGAGAAAGTGGTGCAGTATCTGATGTTATAATACAATCAAAGGAATTGTAATATTCTTTATTCTTTACCCAAATAGAATCTGCAAGATTCTGTGATATATTATAATTCCAATCTGCTCTCTGAGTTTCTAAATAATATCCTAATTCATCACATATACTGTTGATTGAAACAGAGCATCCTGAATGGTAAGTAACATGAAGTATTCTCATATTAATTAACTTTATAATTCTTCAATATCCCAATAAGATCCGATAATCTATTATTAACCCATATAGTAGTTCCCATATAAGTATCCTCAAAATGTATCTCGGTATAATTGGAAGGTACATTAACTATATTATACCCATAAACATTCTTTAATACTCTATTAGGATCTCTACTAGTGTCATGAGCTGCAATAATATCAGCTTTCCCAAAGCTCATATTCACTATATCTCCCCTAGTGTGTATACCAGCATCGACAAATATAAAATCATATTCCCTTTCATCAAGATGTTTATTTACAATCTTCTTCAGATCTACTAAATATTTTGTATCTTCCAAAGGGAATCTTAAATTCTGTGCTCTGTCATTGGCATCCGATATTTTTTCATTAACTTCCACATACTCGCAATCCCAATTTTTTCTCCCCTTCATATCATCCTTAGTCTTATTAAACCACTCCAGATTATATTCACCAAGAGAAAGTTCAACAGATTTTAGGAATTCACAATTATCTGCCAAATAAGGGGTTCCTACCCCAAGGCCAAACTCAATCATATTACGGATCTTAGTATTATCAAAGATCACTGAAAAATAAAAATGCCAATCCTGTGTTGGCGTAAAATTATATTCTTTCATTATTCTATTTTTTTAAAATGTATTGGTATCCTTCAAAAATAATTTTGAAACCATTTTCTATTAAATAAGGTATAGCTTTTTCAGATTTACCTAATTTATTGTTTAAATCACCCATATCTCTAGGTGTCCCATTTAATACATCATCAATTAAGATAATTCCTCCATCTTTTAAAAGGTTTCTTCTAATTATAATTTCTGTCTCCTTTAATTGCAAATTACAAGTGTGATCTATAGGCCACATATCCCCAGTATCTAAATATATTAGATCATATTTTTTATCAGTATTTTCCAGATATATTGTAGAATCCGAGGTCACATGATTACATTTAACACTTAAAGAATCTGTCATAGTCTTACATCTTCTTATATGCGAATCTATTAGATCAACAGTAGTAAACGAATAATAATTACCTATCGTTCCAAGTATTATAGTAAAACATCCAGCTCCCCAATCCCACTTAGAGAAATCTTCCGGATCCCAGTATTTAGTATCATCTGAATTACATCCCTCGAACTTACCGTCAACAAAGCTTCTAGAAGTACCTAATTCTAATACCTCTGGGGTTTTTCTTTTATCTAAAAATTCTAGACAATATTTAAATGATTCATATCTTGATTTATTAGGATCATTGTATCTTAATCCTTCATTAGTTCCAGTATCTAATAGATCCTTATACTTATTAAGCAATCTTATTTTATCCATAATTAGTAATATTTTGAAATATTTATTTTATTAAAATCCTTATCAATACTCGGATTCTTAGCTACTATCAATCCGTCATGTGAATAGGATTCATTCATATCATGCTCGCATAATATCTTAAATTTTTTATCAGTCAGAAAGGACAAGCATTCTTCGTGTAAAAATTCTTTAGGAGATCCCCAATCTTTACCCTTATTATTTTTATCCGTGTGTGTAGATATAAAAATATACCCAATATTTTTTATAAAGTCTCCAAGTTGATCTAATAGATGATATTCCCATCCCTGTATATCAACATGAAGAATATCCACGAAATCAATCAAATTACTTATTATAAAATCTAAAATGTTTAATTCGGGTATTCTACCTACATGAAAGCTTCCACTCATACCATTAATTTTAAAATTCTCCACGCCTAAATTAAGATTAAGCGAATCGACATCTATCATGAAATTTTTAGCGCCTTTTATTTTCTTATTAAACCACATAGAATAATAAGCCCAAGAGGATCCAACCTCTATCATTAATGCACCATCATTCATTTTTTCCAAAACCTTATAAAAAGCAAACTCCTCCTGAGGTTCATGATGTCCATTACATTTTGTTATCAATTCTGTCATCCATCCTCCACAATAACAGTCTTTTATTATTTTTATTCCGTTATGCATTATCTGAAAATCTCCGACTATTTTTCCGCTATTTGGATCGCGATCCAAAGAATCACAATCATTACACAGTAAGGCTTTATCTATTCTGGTAAGCATTCTATTATCTGATTTATTCTATTTATATAGGTGTGTTTTTCTTTAACTTCGTTAATTAAATATTTAAGTTTTTCTATATGATTAGGATTATTCTTAAAATCTATCGCCTTATGAAAAAGTTCAACTGTATTTCTGTCGTATATTAATTCTCCGTCAAAAATATCATTAACAGATTTAGAATTAACATATCCCATATGTCCATATGATATATGTTTAAATATTCGACATGGAATATATTCGTTATCTATTTGCCAAGGTCCTTGTATAGTTGGTGAAATATAAGACTCGTTAACAAGTTTCATATTTTCTTGAAAAGAAACCGGTCTAGACCACGGATTAATCTTAACAACCTCTATTCCGTTATTAGTACACTCATTAAAGAAAGGATCTAATTCAGTTCCATTCTGAAATAAGCCAGTAGAGTCTCCAAATGTTCCAATCCAT